CATGTCGTCCGCGACATAAAACGAAACCTTGCCGAACTGAATATAGATGCATCCACTTTTGGATGCATCTACCGGGACGACCGCAATCGCGCTCAAACCGAATACTTTCTCGGGCACGACCTGGTCATGACTTTACTTACCGGGTACAGCACTCCGCTTCGGCATCGTGTCGTGACACGTTTGGGCGAACTCGAAAACGTGTCACGACAGGTCGTCACGGTTCCGCAAACTCTCCCGGAAGCGCTCAGGCTCGCAGCCGATCAGGCAGAGCAAAATCTTCAACTTCAGGCAGTCATCCAAAAGCAGGCGCCGAAGGTCGAGGCCTTGAATCGCCTCGCCAATACCCACGGTTCCGTATGCATCACCAGTGCTGCCAAACAGCTCAAGGTGGCACCTCTGCGGCTGTTCAAGTGGCTGAGTGACAACCGCTGGATCTATCGCCGGACGAGCCACTCCAGTTGGTCTGCCTTCCAGCCCCGCTTATCCAGCGGCCTGCTCGAGCACAAGCTGGTGAAGGTCGGTGCCGACCGGGAAGAGCTCAAGGTCGTTGAGCAAGTAATGGTCACGCGTCGTGGCATCACCACCCTGGCCGAACAACTTCAAGGAAACTCGTTGTGAGCGTTCAAGCAATGTCCTGGGCGCTCTCTCTGCCCGTCCAATCCCTCAAAGACTCAAGCGCGCGTCACGTGCTGCTGTGCCTGGCTAACTACGCCGGCTCCAACGGTGCTGGTGCCTTTCCGTCTGCTTCTACCCTGGCTCAAGACACCGGCCTGTCCGAGCGCACCGTGCGTTACAAGCTGGATGATTTGGAGAAGTCCGGACTGATTCAGAAGGGAAATCAAGCCATTGCCGCCGTTCACATTGACCGTCATGACCGCCGCCCAGTTGTTTACGACCTTCAACTATCGCGGGGTGCAAATCCTGCACCCCGTACAAAACGGGGTGCAGATGACGCAACGGGGTGCAACTCACAACAGAACGGGGTGCAGCCTGAAACAGAACGGGGTGCAGCGGCTGCACCCAATACATCAATTAACCATCAAGGAACCGAACAGCAGCAGCGGCAGCCGATTGCCGATGTGATTGCCGAGCAGGATCAGGCAGCCATCGAAGCACTGGATGACCGCCAGCGCTTCGCCATGTTCGCCGCCTGGATTCCGAACGAGAAGTCGCTGGCCGACCAGCTCGCGATCGCCAGGCTTCCCGCCGAAGCCATCACCGAACAACTGCTTGAAACGTTCATGGGTTTCTACGTTGCCCGCCCGGGGTCAGTCCAGAGCGCCGCTGGCTGGTGCTTCGAGTTGGTTAAGTGGGCCAAGCGAGACAAGACCAGAGCCGCCGGCGGTGCTGTGCAGACGGACGAGTTCGATGACGACGACACCGAATGGATGAAAGGGGGTTCGAAATGAGAACAGTCTCCACGGTAACGGACCAGGCCATGACCAAAGTTCGCCACGGTGAGTTCATCGAAACGAGCACCGAGCTGTTGATCCAGGCCCAGAAGGATCAGGCCCAGGAAACGGGCAAGGTGATCAACCAGCTGTTTCGCCAGCTGCGTTCGATTCGGACAGCGTGGCGTCAGGCTTGGCCAGACGCAACGGCCTACAAGGAATCGAAAGCCACCTGGCTGCAGGCGTTCATCGAGAATGGCATCTGCACCCAAGAGCAGATCGATATCGGCCTGATCCGTTGCCGGGCAGAACCGTCTGACTTCATCCCGAGCGTCGGCAAGTTTATTCAAGGCTGCGTGCCGACACCTGAAATGCTCAACCCGCCGTTGCCGGGCGTCGAGGCCGCTTACAAACAGGCCCTGCGCAACTGCCACCCAACAATGCATGGCGTTGCGAAGTGGTTCCACCCTGCCGTGTATCACGCAACCGCGGCGGCTGGGTTTAACAGCCTGCCACTGCTCAGCCGGGAACTGGGCCTGGCCAGCTTCGAGAAACGTTATCTCGAACAGGTCCGCAAGGTCTGGACGGGCGAGCAGCTCGGCCCGGTGCCGGTGGCGGAATTGGCCCCGCCGGCGACTGAGCGCACTCCAGAAGTTGGTAATCAAGCGCTGGCCGCTCTTCGTGCAATGCGCTCGGGAGGTGCTGCCCGTGCCTGATCCCCGCCTTGCACCGACCAACCCTGCCGATTACCGATTCGCCGTGCACTGCTGCGCGCACAAGTTGGACCTCACCGACAAACCTGATCGTGCGGTGGCCTTGTTCGAGCATCAAATTCTCGCTTTCAAATTCGGCCAGGCCATGTGGCCGCAACATTTCGAAGTGATCGACGTCATCACTGGGGAACGGGTATGCGCGTGACCTCGAAGAAACTCCGCGCCTCGGCCAACGGCCAGGACTGCACCGTCCGCCTGCCCGGCACGTGCAACTTTAACCCGTCGACCACCGTTCTCGCGCACTTGCCGTGCGGACAGAAGGGCATGGGCATGAAGGGCTTCGACACTGTCGCCGTCTACGCGTGTAGCGCCTGCCACGATGTGATCGACGGCCGCGGCGCTGGCGACGTGGATTGGCAGGACATGCCTCGCGCGATCGCCGAAACACACGAGGCCCTGATCCGGGCCGGAATACTGACCGTGAAGGGGGCTGCATGATCGACCCAAGAACCCTGCTTATCCTGATGATCCTCGCCACCTGGGCGCTCTATGAAGTGTGCCGGCGACTTAACGACCGTTATCACAAGGCGCGGGGCGATCGTAAATGAAGTCCTTCACACCAAAGCTTTTCAAGCAAGCTCCTGCGCGGGCCAAGCCTATCGACCGTGAGGGCCTTGAACAGGCCGCGCTTATGGCTGAGTTACGCGCCCGCATGCCGGTTGTTGCCGACCTGATCTATCACGTCCCCAACGGCGGGCAGCGTCACAAGGCTGTGGCCGCGAAGCTGAAGCAGCAGGGCGTGGTGGCCGGTATTCCCGACTTGGTTTTGACAATGGCGCGTGGCGGTTACTTCGGTCTGTACATCGAGTTCAAGGCCACGCCGCCGAACGATGCCGCGATCTCGGCCAGCCAGCACGAGCGAATTCGCAAACTCAATGAGCAGGGTTATCTGGCGGTGGTGTGCCGTGGCCACTTTGACGCGATGGAGCAGATCCGCGCCTATCTGCGCCTGGCTCCGACTGTGGTGGCTGCATGAGCAGTGCTGCCGTAAAGATCACCGACGCCGAGATCAAGCGTCAGGCCGGCGGCGACGTTCGCGATCTTCGAGATATTGAAAACCGTGGGCTTTACCTGCGATTCAATCGTGATCGCGCCCGGGCTTCGTGGTACTTGGTGCAAAAGGGTGAGTGGAATCGGATCGGCACCTTTCCCGATCTCAATGCGAAACAGGTCGTCGCGGCATTGCCGGCGATCCGCCTGCGCCTTGAGGCCGGTGCCGGGTCGAATCTATCGAAGTGGGTCGCCACTCGCGAGCTGTTGGACTGGTACGGCGAACGCATGTCCCGCGACCGCAACCTGTCGAGCAAGCGCAAAAAGACAGGCGCTTCGCTGATCAAGTGCCACCTGATTCCGTGTCTGGGCAATCTGCCGCTCGCCGGCATCGACAAGGCCACCCTCGATAGCCAGTTCATGTGGCCGTTGCAGGAGAAGATCGGCATCGACTACGTGCGCTCGGCATTCCAGCTGCTGGCCCTGGCATTCCGTCAGGCGTTCAAGCTGGGCCATATCTCGTCGAACCCGATGGCAGCCATCAAGTTCAACGACTTCTCGAAGGCCAAGGTCGGGATCAAGCCGTCGCGCCTGCGTGGCGTACAGCTGTCGGGACTGTTGGAGCAACTGGCGGGTGGCATGGTCGCTGCGCCGCTGGATGCCATGCTGGCTCTGATGATGCTCTGCCACGGCACACGCATCGGCGAAACCCGGCAGGCACGCTGGTCGCACATCAGCCTGGCCGAGCGTGAGTGGTTTATTCCCGCCGAACACACCAAGACCGGTGTCGAGCATCACCTGCCATTGACCGAGCAGGCATGCGCGCTGCTGGTCCAGTACCGCGATGGTCAGTACGCCCGAGGCTACGACGGCCAGTTCCTGTTTCCGGCACGCAATGGCAAGGCCCTAAGTGAAGGCCAGGCCAGCGCCGTGTTCACCCGGTTGGGGCAGGGCGAGTGGACCAGCCACGATCTGCGCAAAGTGGCCCGTACCGGTTGGGCAGACATCGGCATTGACCACCTGATCGGCGAGCTGCTGATCAATCACGCGATGGGCCACAACGTGAAGGTGTACATCCAGTCGGACGTGATGAGCCGCAAACGCGATGCCCTGGAACAATGGCACACCCATCTAGACGGGAAGGGCTTCGCACTGATTCACGGATTGACTGGCTTTAGATTCGGAGATTCCGGTAATGCGCTGGAAGCCATAGAACATAAGGCCTGCGAGGCCATTCAAGAATCAACCATAGGCGAGGTTTAAAAATGATGAAAAAGCAGCATGGCCCCGCCCTTGTGCGCAGTTTGATACCGATGACCGAGTGCCCTTCGTGTGCCGGAAAGGGATACATCAACGGTTTGCTTCACCAGCTTGACTGCATCGGCTGTCACTCGTCCGGCTTCGTTCATGCTCAAACAATGGAGCCGTTGTTGATGGAGGACCTGGTGGTTCAGCTCGGTCGGATTGTTCGTCGGGAGCGGCAACGTTCGCCAGCGGTTGATGGGGTTGTTGCGCAGTATCAAGACATTAATCGTCGCGGGCCGGGCGGCTCGTCGTTCAAGGGGGATTGATCCATGGGCATCTATAAGGACGTGATGGGAACGCTGGTCCGGGTACTGGCCGCCGACAACATCGATAACAGCACCAAGCAGTCGTGGCAGAAGCTGATCGATGCCGACCTTCGCCAAGGCGGTACGGGCAGCTCTATCTCGGTCCGCGACAAGTTCGACTATGACTGCTGCCTGCACGCGCTGCTGCACCGTCACCTTGAACCTGCGCAGTGGGATGTTCTGGTCGCCAAGTACTCGACGCACAAGGCTAATAAAGTCGCTGCAATCGGCCGGCTCATCAGCCGGATTCAATCGCCAGCGCCTCAGTTATTCATTTATAAGGCGGTGACAGCCTGGGCGATCCCCAAGCTGAAGGGCGTGCAGGTTGCTCACCGCAGCGGTCATGAAGTGGTTAGCCGTCGCCTGCGGGAGGATCTGGAACATGCCGCTGTCGGAAAGATGATCGCGTCTGGCTGGAAGACCGAGGTGAAGGTCGAGCGTGACCAGTACGTGAAGCGCTCCACCGACATGATCGTGTTGCCGGCTGAGTTCTACGACATGAATACCTGGGATATGGAAGGCAAGCCAGAGTCCACCCGGCGCCGTTGGAAGACCGGAATAGCCCGGTGTCTTGAGCGGTTGGAAGAGGCCGCAGTAGTGCACGCCACCGAGCTTTTTGACATGGAAGAAATTTTCGTAGATGCCGCTTGACCGTAGTGGCGCTTTGATCGTAAATTAACCCCATCATGTCGATCTTGCGCGTTATGAGAGATGACATCTGAAGCCCAGTTAATCGCTGGGCTTTTTTGTGGGAAAATTTCTGTTTGTAATAGTGGCTAATTGATAATTCCCGCCCCAATTCAGGAGGGACTCATGAAAAAAGCCGCCATTGCACTACTTCTTGCCGCCGTTGCTACCTCGGGCTGTACTCTTCGTGTTGCTGATATGACCGTCGCGAGCACCAAGAACTACAACATCAACGCCTCAAAATTTGTAAAGGGTAAGCGCGTGACTGGCGAGGATAATTATCCGGTAATTATCTTCCCAACAGGCATCCCAAATATGAAGACGGCGATGGATAACGCAATCCAGCAGGATACCTGCGCAGTAGGCCTGACTGATGTTGTTATGAGTCAGCTGAACCATTCCTTCTTGTTCGGGATGATCGGCTTCCGTGTTGAAGGCGACTTGGTCATCGATACATCGCGTCCAGGGTGCGAAGCACGCGCTTAAGACGTCAAGAAATACCAAAGCCCTGGCATTTGCCGGGGCTTTTTCGTTTTCGGCTCCACCACACCCATTGCTCCGAGCTGGGAGTGCTGCTGGGGCCGAACCTATCACGCTCCCCGCAAGGGAGGACATCGGATGAAGCTCATGCCCGAAAAGAACCCGGACACGTGGGCCGCTATCTGGGTGGCCCTGAGCAATCCACTTTGGCAGGGCGCAATTATGGCGATCCTTATCTCCTTTCTGCGCGTCCTGTATGACGCCAAAGAGACCAGCAAGCGCCGGATCTTCTTCGAGGCGCTGATCTGTGGTGGGTTGAGCCTGTCTGCCAGTAGCGTCATTGAGTGGATGGCCTGGCCATCGAGTCTGTCTGTTGCCGCCGGCGGGACCATTGGGTTTCTGGGCGTCACGGCCATTCGCGAGGTGGTGACCCGCTTCCTGGGTCGCAAGGCTGATTCGCTATGAAGGCCTTTGCCGCCGCAGCAATCATCGCTCTCGTTGCTTGCCTGTTACTCGGCATCCAGCACTACCAGGTCATTGCACTTGAAGGACAGGTGACGATCGAGGCCAAGGGCAAACAGGACGCCATTGCGGCCAACACCGAGAGTCAGGCGACGATCACCACCCTACGCGCCGAAGCCAAACGCAACGCCGACTACACCGCCGACCTGGCCGCACGAATCAAGGCCAGCGAAAAGAAAGCCAACAAGGCGAGGAAAGACTTTGAAGAACTCAAGCTCAACAGCAAGCCTGTTCGTGATTGGGCTGCTCAGCCTTTGCCTGACGGCCTGCGCGGGAAGCCCGCCGCTGGTAACAAAGACAACGGCAGTAAGAGTCGAGCCCCCTGAACTGATCCCGTGCGAACGAGTTGATGCCGATCAGGCTGACCTGCGCGACAACGGTGATGTATGGGATCTCAAAGACCAGGTCGTCGAGTTGCTGGACACGTGTGCCGACCAGGTGGACGCCCAGATCAAGCGCAGCCAGAGCAAGTAGTCCGCGACACTTTCGCGAATAACTAAATTGTGTCGCGACACGCGGCGAGGACAAGCACCATGACCAAAGTTATCGAGATTGTTGTTTTCGGAGCCACCGGCTCTGGTAAGTCGCATGTGCTTGATCTGATCGATCGCGCCCTGCGTAGCGAGTATGGGCATCATGTGCAGATCGCATCCCACGATCTGTCCTGCGAGCGTGGCCTTGGCAGTCCAGGCGATAAGCCGAAAGTATCTGAGACCATCTTCAGTCTGAAGGAGCGCGGCGTCGTTAGCGGCCAATTGGTGAGCAGCCTGAAGGTCGAGGTGGATACTTCCGATATCGAATCGCTAGTAAGCAAAGTTGAGGCCCTGCAAGGATTCACTGCGGGGTTCAGGCTTGATCCGCTTGAGCAGGCTATTGACCAGGCTGTGCGTCTAGCTGGCGAGGCTGAAGGTGAGTTGGCCGTCAAGCTTGGCTGCCACCTTGAGGCTTTGCTGGGTGAGCAGTGGAAGCGGGTGACTGCTGATGAGTAACGAGGCCGAGTACTACCAGATCAAAGGCATGGTCAGTGATATGACCACAAGGAGCAGGCTGAGGTCGCTCGTGTCGAGGCGCAGGTGATCGAGATCGCCAAGGCATCCCAGTCCGCCGCGCTCGGTGTAATGCTCGCCACGATCAAGTTAACGTTGGAGTCTTGAGGTATGTCCAGACTTACAACTCTGCCGCCCCGAATAAAACCGCCCGAAGGTAGGCCATTCGCCGTCCCCGTCGCGCCGGAAGGCGCAGAGGGCTGGGGTTCGGGACGTGGTGGTCGACCTTGGCGGCGTAAGCGCGCCGCGATCCTCTTGCGTGATGAGTACACATGCCAGGCCTGCGGCATCATCACGCTGCAGCTAGAGGTGGATCACATCGTGAACCGCGCCCGTGGCGGGTCAGACGATGAAGAGAACCTACAAGCACTCTGCGTCCCATGTCACAAGCTGAAGACCGCTGCCGAGTCGATCGAGGGGGCAGGGCGAGCATGAGGTCCGACAATTCCGTCGATCAAATGCGAATCGGTATCGATTTGGTGCTGTGGCACGCCAGTGCCCCGGGGCGGGTCGAAACCGTCCAAGGTTTCGCATAGGACACCGCCCCCGACCGCACGGACAGATTTTTTCCCCCATACAGGTTTTTTGTTAATGGCGTTAACAACCAAGCAGCGTGCTTTCGTCGACGCTGTGAGGGGAGGTGCGTCCAACAAAGACGCAGCCATCGCCGCAGGATATGCGGCTTCCAGCGCTTCGGTGGCCGGTTCACGATTGGCAAAACACCCGAACGTACTCGCTGCAATGGCGTCCTCGCCGATTAACAAAAATGTTAAAGCCGGCGCCAAGCCTGCACGTGAAAAGCCTCCGCCCGCAAATTCCGCCGAGAGCGATGACGAGTCCTCTTTCGATTTTTCCAAAGCGATGACGTTTACCGATCCGAAAGCATTTCTGATCGCGACCATGAACGATTACGACGCGGACGCGAAGCTTCGGGTCGATGCCGCAAAAGCGCTAATGCCGTTCATTCATCCGCGTAAAGGAGAAGGCGGCAAAAAGGAAGAAAAGGAAAGCGCAGCGAAGACAGCCGCTAAAGGTAAATTCGGCGCGGCGCCCCCACCCCCTACTCATTTGCGATCGGTGAAATAAGTGAACGAACCCACCTGGGACACAGCGTGCCCAGACTGGGAATCAAGAATCATCAACCGACAATCGTTGGTGCCGTTTCCGCCACTGTTTCCCGACGAAGCAGCTGCGTGCATGCAGGTGTTGAACGACCTGCGGATCGTCGACGCACCTGGTAGCCCGCTGATTGGAGAATCCTGTGCTCCGTGGATCAATGACCTAGCCGGCGCCATTTTCGGCGCGTACAACTCCAACACCGGTGAACGGCTGATCCAGGAGTTCTTTCTCCTCATCAGCAAGAAGAACGCCAAGAGCACCATTGCCGCTGCGATCATGCTCACCGTACTGATCCGAAACTGGCGCCAGTCGGCCGAGTTCATCATCCTGGCGCCGACGATCGAGGTTGCGAACAACGCATATGCACCCGCGCGTGACATGGTCAAACACGATGAAGAGCTATCGGCCCTGCTGCATGTGCAAGACCACGTCCGGACGATCACGCATCGCGAGTCCGGCGCCACGTTGAAAGTGGTCGCTGCTGACCAGAACACCGTCGGCGGGAAAAAAGCCGCTGTTGTATTGGTCGACGAGCTTCACCTGTTCGGCAAGAACCCGCATGCGGCCAACATGCTGCGCGAAGCAACTGGCGGTCTCGCCTCTCGTCCCGAAGGTTTCGTCATCTACCTCACGACGCAGTCTGACCAGCCTCCTGCGGGAGTGTTTCGCGAAAAGCTCCAGTACGCCCGGGGTGTTCGCGATGGCACAATTATCGATCCGAACTTTCTGCCGGTGATCTACGAGTTTCCCCAGAAAATCCTCGATGCGGATGATCACCGCAAGGCAGAGAATTTCTACATTACCAACCCGAACATGGGTTACTCGGTTAGTGAGAAATTCCTGATTCGAGAGATGAAAAAAGCGGAGGAGGCCGGTGAGGCTGAGGTGCTTGGATTCATGTCCAAGCATCTGAATGTCGAGATAGGTTTGGCGTTGCGCTCAGACCGCTGGGCTGGCGCCGATTATTGGATTGCGGCAGCAGAAAAGAAGCTCACTCTTAATGATTTGATCACCAGGTGCGACGTCATCGATATCGGAATCGATGGTGGTGGTCTTGACGACTTGCTTGGCTTCGCCGCCGTAGGGCGGGACAAACGCACCCGAGACTGGTTGGTGTGGACTCATGCCTGGGCGCATCCCTCCGTGCTCGAGCGAAGAAAGGCAGAAGCCCCACGCTTCCATGATTTTGAAAAAGACGGAGACCTGACTCTTTCGAAACGGATCGGCGATGACGTCCTTGAGGTTGCCGATTTAGTTGAGCAGGTTGAGGAGTCGGGCCTTCTGGATAAGGTCGGTGTTGACCCGGTCGGTATCGGCGCGATTTACGACGCGATGATTGAACGTGAAATTCCACCGGAAAAAATCGTCGCCATTAGTCAGGGCTGGAAGCTCGGCGGTGCGATCAAGACTGCGGAGCGCAAGTTGGCCGAGGGCGGAATGAAACACGGCGGGCAACCCATGATGGCCTGGTGCGTCAGCAACGCGAAGGTCGAGCCGCGTGCGAACTCCATCCTGATTACCAAGCAGGCCAGCGGCTCGGCCAAGATCGATCCCCTGATGGCCCTATTCAACGCGGTGACCTTGATTTCTCTCAACCCGGAAGGCCGGGGAAATGATGATTTCATGGCTGCCATTCGGAATCCGATCATCGTATGAACCCAATGCTCATTTTTATTTTCGCGTCCCTGACCGGGTTCGGTTTGGCGGTAGCTGGCGTGTATGTCCTGCTCGGCTTGGGCTGGGCATTATTGGCGGCGGCTGCCTCGCTGCTTTTCATCTCTGGTTTTTTGCGCAAGGGGCTGACAAGTGACTAGATCCTTATCGGTCGTAATCGGTCGCGCTGCCAGAAAGCCCAGTGCTTCCCTGGGGGAATGGTTTGGGAAATCCATCAAGCTGAGCGACGGCGGATTCTGGGGACAGTTCCTTGGCGGCCAGTCCAGTTCAGGGAAGACGGTAAACGTCGACAACGCAATGCAGCTTTCGGCGGTGTGGGCATGCGTCAGGATTATTTCGACGTCGGTCGCGGGGCTTCCGCTTGGCGTATATCGCCGCGAAGCCGACGGTGGACGCAAGGACGCCCGTGATTTTGGTTTGTACGACGTGATTCATAACAGCCCCAATGAGGACATGACCGCATTCCAGTTTTGGCAGGCGATGGTGGCCGCGATGCTGCTGCGCGGAAACGCCTTTGCAGAGATCCTGCGCATCGGTCCCCGCATTGTTGCCTTGGATTTTCTCCTGCCCTCACGGGTTGACTTGGATGTCGATGACAATGGGCGTGTTACGTATTGGTATCGACCTCGGAAAGGCGCTCGCCGGCAGATAGATCGGGAGAACATGCTCCATATCCCCGCCTTCAGTCTAGATGGCCGGGTGGGTCTATCAGCGATCCGTTACGGCGCTGACGTCTTTGGTGCTGCAATGTCCGCGGATGATGCTGCCAATGGCACATTCAAGAACGGTCTGTTGCCAGCGGTTGCCTTTAAGGTTGACCGAATCCTGAAGCCAGAACAGCGCGAAGAATTCCGCGACTATGTAAAGCAGATATCGGGAGCACTGAACGCAGGCCGCTCACCGGTACTGGAGCAGGGGATTACCCCTGAGTCGATCGGGATCAACCCGGTGGATGCTCAGCTGCTGGAATCGAGAGGCTATAGCATTGAAGAGGTGTGCCGCTGGTTCGGTGTGCCGCCTTGGATGGTCGGCAAGACAGACGCCGGTAGCAACTGGGGGACGGGGCTTGAGCAGCAGATGATTGCGTTTCTCACGTTCAGCATCAGCTCAATTACTAATCAAATTCAACAATGTGTGAACAAGCGACTGCTGACACCAGTGGAGCGTCAATCCTACTACGCCGAATTTTCTCTGGAGGCTTTCCTCAAGGCAGATAGCTCGGGCCGTTCAGCCTGGTACAGCCAGATGACCCAGAACGGGATCATGACCCGCGATGAATGCCGGGTTAAAGAGAATTTGCCACGCCATGGTGGGAATGCCGCGGTGCTCACCGTGCAAACCAACTTGGCCCCGATAGATCAGTTGGGCAAGTCAACAGATAGCCAGGCCGCCCAGGCCGCATTAAAAAACTGGCTTGGCCAGAACCAGGAGTGACCATGCAGCTGAACATCAAGGCCGGCAGCTTTCGCTGTGAGCTGAGCCCTCGTGCGCTCGATATGTGGAACCCCGATCTTCGCGCTGCGCTGGAGTCTGGGACAGACACCATCACCATGTACGGCATTATTGGCGAGGACTGGTATGGAGAGGGCGTGACGCTCAAGCGAGTAGATGCCGCGCTTCGAGCGATTGGTGATAAGCCTGTCACGGTATACATCAACTCCCCTGGCGGCGATATGTTCGAAGGTATCGCTATCTACAACCGGCTGCTGGAGCATTCGCAAGAGATCACTATAAAGGTGCTCGGACTGGCTGCCTCTGCTGCGTCCGTGATCGCGATGGCGGGGGCCAGGCGGGAAGTGGCCAAGACGGCCTTCTTGATGATTCATAATTGCTGGACTTACTTCGCCGGCAACCGGCATGCGATTCGCGAACTGGCCGACACCATGGAAGAGTTCGACCGAGCGATGATCAGCCTGTATGCCGACACTAGTGGGCAGGACGAAAAGACAGTTGAGAAGATGCTCGACGCCGAGACTTACATGAACGGCGCGAACGCAGTGGAGAAGGGTTTTGCAACAGCGCTTATCTCCGCTGCCGAAGTGACGGAGGCGCCCGACGAAGAGCAGGCTCAAGCACATGCGACTCGCAAGCTGGACGCGGCCTTGGCCAAGTCTGGCATGCCCCGCAGCGAACGTCGCAAGCTGATTTCAGAAATCAAGACCGGCACGCCTAGCGCTGTCGTCGGTGACACGCTTCGCGCTGTCGTACCGGGCATGCCTAGCGCTGCCCTTGATCTATCCGCGTTTGAAGAAACCGCAAACCAGGCGTCAGCACTCCGGAGTCTCATTCCCGGCGGCTAAACGACTGAAACTGAAACCGACTATCAACCGCCCGTGTGGCGGTTTTTTCATTTCTGAAAGGACAAAACCATGCCTGTAGATCTTTCCGCTATTGAAGCTTCTCAGAAGCAAACCCAGGCCGACCTAAAAGCCGTCGGCGACCAGATCAAAACTTATGCCGAACGCACCGAGAAGGAAATCAAAGCCTCCGGTGAAATGCAGGCTGAAACCCGTGGCAAGGTGGATGAACTGCTGATGAAGCAGGGCGAGCTGCAGGCCCGCATGCAGGAAGCGGAGCAGAAGCTGGTCAATGCTGGAAAGGAACATGAACCCGGCGTGCAGCAATCCGCTGGTGACCTGGTTGCGACCAAGATGGCCGAGGAAGGCGTGACCAGTTCGTTCCGCGGTTCCCGCCGCGTTGAAGTGCCTCGCGCCGCCATCACTTCTGTGCCGACTTCGGGCGGGGCGCTGGTCCAGCCTGAGCGCGTGGGTGTGATTCTCGCGCCGCAGCGTCGCCTTACCATCCGCGACTTGGTTGCCCCAGGCACGACTGGCAGCAGCTCGGTCGAATACGTTCGTGAAACAGGGTTTACCAACAACGCCGCGATCGTCGGCGAAGGTCTATCTAAGCCGTACAGCGAACTAACATTTGCGCTTGAAAACGCAAACGTGCGCACCATCGCGCACCTGTTCAAAGGAAGCCGTCAAATCCTCGATGATGCCGCTGCACTGCAAAGCTATATCGACGCGCGCGCTCGCTATGGCTTGCTGCTGGCAGAGGAAGCTCAGCTGCTCTATGGCAACGGTACCGGCAACAACCTGAAGGGCATCATTCCTCAGGCTCAAGCCTATGCGGCTCCCGCTGGCATCGTGGTCGAGGCCGAACAACGTATCGACCGTATTCGCCTGGCGCTGCTGCAAGCCATGCTGGCCGAGTTTCCATCCACCGGCATTGTTCTCAATCCAATCGACTGGGCTGCCATCGAATTGCTGAAGGATGGCGAAGGTCGCTACATCATCGGCAAGCCGCAGGACGGCACCACGCCGCGCCTGTGGAACCTGCCTGTAGTCGAGACCCAGGCCATCGTTCAGGACCAGTTCCTGGTTGGCGCCTTCAGCCTGGCCGCGCAGATCTACGATCGCATGGGGATCGAGGTACTGATTTCCACTGAGAACGCCGACGACTTCGAGAAAAACATGGTTTCGATCCGCGCCGAAGAGCGCCTAGCTTTCGCGGTATATCGTCCGGAAGCGTTCGTCACCGGCCCACTGACCGAAGCCTGACCCCTATGAGACAGAGCGCCGCCTGCGGGCGGCCTCGCTGATTTTGGAGATATCGATATGGCGCGTACCACTTCAAGCTCGCTTGCGGAAAATGCCAATACCACTGATACGTCTGTGACCGCGTCTCCCGCTGACGTAAAGGCTGCTGACGATGTTCGGCAGATTTTTCCCGGCGACTCTGCTGCGATGGATGCCGCCGCGGCCGATGCGCATGCCGTCAGCGCGGCAAGCGTACAAGAATCGGACAACGCGATCATGATTTACCCGCTGCGCAGCTATCTGGACGGCAAAGAAATTCGCCGCCGGGGCGGTGCCGGTTATCTTTCGCCGAAGCATGACGCGACTTCACTGATCGCTGCAGGCCTCGCGACCGACACCGATCCAAAGGCCTGATATGAACGTCATCCCCATCGATGAGGCAATGCACCATCTGCGAGCTGAAGACGATGATCGGCAGCATGTCGAATTGTTATTGGCTGCCGCCGAAGACAGCGCCGTGCAGTTTCTAAATCGGCGCTTTTATGTTGACGAGGACTCATTGGCGTCGGCAGTGGTAGACGGCTCTGCAGGTTCCAAACCCATTCTGATCAACCCCTCGATTCGCGCCGCTTGTTTGTTGATTGTCGGCAATCTTTACGCTAATCGAGAAGATGTCGTCGTCGGTACGATTTCGTCCGAACTTCCGATGGGATCTCGATCTCTGTTAACGCCATATCGAGTTGGCTGGGGGGTGTAGTGAGAGCCGGATCCTTGCGTCACCGTTGCACGATGTACAAACCCATACGCGTTAAGAATAGTTCTGGTGGCTTCGATGTCACCTGGTCTGAGGTCGGAAAACTTTGGGCGGAAATCACTCTGCCTACCGGCCGTATCGCGCCTGTAGCTGAGCAACTAAAAGCGCTGGTTTCGGCCGAGATTCGCATACGACCTCGCGTTGATGCTATGGCCGGAAATCGATTGGTTCATATTGCGAGCGGCATCACTACTACCTATTTGATTGAGGCCGCTCTCATCGACAATGAGCGCGCCATGCTCCGGCTTCTGTGTTCAAACGTTCCCAACCCATAGAGGTGTGACATGAAAGTAATTGCCCTGGGCAATCTGTCCGGTGCCGTTGGCGAAAAAGCCAAAGGTGAAGACTTCACCGTTGACGCGAAGATCGGCGCTGACCTCATCAGCCGAGGCCTGGTGCGCGCAGCTGACGAGCCGCAGCCTCCCGTTAAAAAGGCCGATCCGGTCAAGGAGTGATCCATGGCTGCCCGCCGCTCGCGCATGTCTGGCGACTTCAAGCTGCGTCGCACGCTGCGCAACATCCACTCAACGATGGATAACGAATTGGTACCGGTGATGCAGGAGTCTGCTGACAAGATCCTGTCGACCATGCGCCAATTGATTCCTAAGGACACCGGAGCTGCGGCGTCCGCTCTCAAGACCTTCGTGTCGAAAAGCGGCTTGGATGCGCAGATCGGCATCCGTGGCAAGAAGGATATGCAGCGTTTCTTCTATCTGCGGTTTCTCGAGTACGGTACCAAAGGTTATAGCGGGGCGATCTATCGACGTGCCGATGCCAATGCCGTAGGGGGCGAGCACACGAACAACCGGGATAAGTCACAGCTCAAGGGTCGCCGAAATGCCCTTCAGCAACGACCTACGAAGAACAAGAGCAATGGCACGACCTTCTACGGCAACTATCCCGACATCCCAGCCCGTCCAGCCCATCCATGGCTTCGCCCTGCGATGGCGGTGAATCGCGAGTTTGTGCTGGCCAATATCCGGGCGGCGGTAGCCAGAACATTGCGCAAAGCGAGCGAGGGCGCCACCGATGGCTGATCCATCTGTTGCATTGCAGGAGGCGTTGTTTGCACGTCTGGAGGCCGAAGTATCCTGCCCCGTGTACGACGGCGCGCCGCTGGACACGCCGATGCCGTACATCTCGTTCGATCGTGAGATCTCGGCGAACACTAGCCCTATTGCTGGGCGAAAGCGCGAACAGCGCCTGATTTACCTTTCGGTCTGGTCTGATGCCCACGGCCAAGCCGAAGTGAAGCGGATCAATGGCGAGATCGTTGCTGCTTTGGATGAGCGGCGGCTGTCGCTGGCAGTGGGCAGGGCCGTATCTGTCCGAGTTGAGCAAGCCGATGCCCAGCGCGATGCTGACGGCGTCACCTATCAGGGATCGATTACGGTCCGCGTTATCACCACCCACTAAATCTCAACACCGGCCGCCCCGCGGCTTTATCCAATGTGCCTTTGGAGGAACCCCCATGGCCGATGACAACCTCAACACAGCCGCCGGCTGCCGATTCTCGCTCGGTACGAAGTCCGGCGCCGATACCGAAGCGGCATTTAAGGCTGACACCTATGTCGAAGTGGGTGAAATCGAAGACCTGGGCGAATTCGGCGATACGTTCAGTTCGGTGACGTTCTCTTCCCTTAGCGATGGCCGCGTCCGTAAGTTCAAGGGACTGGCAGACGCTGGTGACCTGACCTTGACTGTGGGCTTGGACAACGGCGACGCCGGTCAAGCTGCGGTCAAGGTTGCACACAAGGACCGCAGTACAGGCGATTACAACATCAAAATCACCCTGAACGATGGCGACCCTGATGCAACGCCGTCGATTACCCCGACCACGTTCTACATGCGCGGCAAGGTGATGAACAACACCGTTGCTGCGGGCGCTGCCGATAACGTAGTCCGCCGCAACATCACCATTGGCATCAACTCGGAGATTCTCGAAATTCTACCGGCCGCAGTCGCGCCTTAATCTGGCAGGGCTCCGGCCCTGTCTCTCAAGGAATTGAAGCATGAGCAAAACTCTGTTTGGCACCATCACTATTACCCTCGACGGTGAGGATTATGAACTGGTACCCACACTGGCGGCCGTGCGTGCAATCGAAGCCCGTTTCGGTGGTTTGCGGGGCGCATCGCAGACCATCAACGCACTGAGCGTTGAGGGCTGTTCCGCCATCGTTGTTGCTGGTGCCGGGCTTAAAGGCAAGGACGCGGATGCGGTTCCTGAAAAAGTTTGGCAGGCAGGTGTCCTTGGTGTGTCCGCACAACTAAACGCCTACCTGGTGGCACTTTACAATCCGAAGGGGCCAAAGTCGGGAAAGCCGACGGCAGTGGAGGAGTAAATGCTGTCGAGGACGGCAGCTACGTAGATCGGCTCTACTCGATCGCCACGGGCTGGTTGGGGTGGCCGCCCGACCTAGCCTGGCGCACGCCGCTACCGGAACTGTTCATGGCCATTGATGCCCGAATCGAATGGACCCAAATGACCAATCCCTTCGGCAGTAAATCTGGCGTACAGAAGGAAAAGCCTAAGCCGTCGACTGTAGCGGCCAAGCTGCGACAGGCGCTCGCGGGGAGGCAGTCAGCGTAGCGTTTTGATAGTCTTCACCGCTTAAAGGCGAGGGATCGACGAATGCAAAAGCTGATAGTGATGCTTACGGTTTTTTTGTTGTTGGCAGCTTGCGGCCAGTCAGAGGCGGATAAGGCAAGGCATAAGGCCGAAATGACTGAAATACGATATCAGCGTGTGGCTAGGGAGTTTGTATCCGGAGTTTTGAAAGATCCAGACAGCGCTGAGTTTCGTAATCAGCGAGGATTTTGCGGTGAGGTGAACTCGAAGAATTCCTTTGGGGGATATGTCGGTTTCAGGAGGTTCATCGCAGCGACCAAAGAGATGGTCGTTTTCGAGAAGGATGGTCGCTTAAGCTTGAGCGACTTTGAGCAAGCCTGGTCCAAGCTCTGTCATTAGTTTTTTCAACTGTATCGCCCGCTTCGGCGGGTTTTTTTATGCCTGGAGAAAAGCATGGCCGATACCGACGTACAGGGGATGCTGGTCCGCATCGAGGCGACCACTGCACAGCTCCGTCAGGAAATGGCGCGTGCAGATTCCAGCGTCGCGCAGGCGTCGGGGAAAATCGACAAGAGCTTGGGGCGTGTCGACGAAGCCTTTGACCGTGCTGGAGAGAGCGCGCAGAGCGCTGCCGGCCTGATCAAGACGGCCCTTGCGGGAGCAATTGGCGCGGCGTCCATCAGCAAGATCATTGAGGCTGCTGACTCCTACGGGCAGATGTCCGATCGCATTGGCATGGCTACCGGCAGCGTCGGCGAATACGACCTGGTGCAGCAGCGCTTGCTGGAAACGGCGAAGCGAACCTATCGCCCGTTAAGTGAGGCCCAAGAGCTTTACATTCGGACCTCGGACAGTCTGAAGTCGATGGGCTACAACACCAGCCAGGCGCTGGATGTGATGGACAGTTTCAGCTTTTTACTGGTTACAAACTCTGCTTCTGCTGATAAGGCGAGTTCGGCAATCGATGCTTATTCGAAGGCGCTTCAAACTGGGAAGGTTGAGGCTGACGGATGGCAGTCCATCCTCGCAGCGATGCCGACCGTGGTCGACACCATCGCCCAATCCACCGGCAACACCGCCGAGGAAATTCGCAGTCTTGGGGCCCAAGGCAAGCTAAGCCTTGACGTACTGACTGAAGGCTTGCAGGCGTCCGCCCAGGCCAACGGCGTTCTTGCGGATAGCATGAGCGTCGCGGTCCGTGATGCTTTGCAGAACCTGTCAAACGCGTTCGGCGTCTACGTCGGTCGTCTGAACGAAACCACCGATTTCACTGGAGTGCTGGCCAATGGTATCGGGGCTCTCGGTGACAACTTTGAAGCCCTTGCAGATGTTGCAATTGTCACAGCCGTAGCCGCCCTCGCACGCTATGGGGCCAGTGCCGCAAGCTCTGCTGCAAGGTCTGCTTATTCCGCTTACACGGACGTAGCGGCTCGCAAGGCACAGGCAACAGCTGTGTTGCTGGCCGCTCAGGCTGAGCAGCAGAAAGCGCAGACCACTGTCTTCCTAGCGCAGAAAGAGGCCGTAGCCGCGCGTGGCACGGCAGTGCAGACCCAGATGTCGCTGCAGCTTGCTGAAGCTCGTATGGTTGAAGCCAGGGCCACAAATGCTGTGGCTGCCGCTCAGGTTGGGGTCAGTCGTGCCGGTGTTGGTTTACTCGGGATGTTGGGCGGTCCTATCGGGGTCGCCGCTCTGGCCATTGGGGCCGCCACTGCTTTTCTCACTCTGCGAGATAACACCAGCGTTCTTGAGGAGAAGCTGGGGGATCTGAATGATCCGCTCGACAAGTTGGCCGAGCGATTCAATAAACTCAATCGCGCCACTCAGTCGGTCACGTTGCGCGAGTTGCGCGCCTCAATCTCGGACACAGAAAGCGATCTTGCCGGCGCTGCAGCCTCAATTGCATTTGAGTTCCAGGCAAGCCTGACGAATGCTGGACTGGCAGGCGCGTCAGGGTTTATGGCTGGCATTGTCCCGCTGCCAGCGGAGTTTCAGTCGGCGATGGATATCGTCAACAAAGCTGTTGCCGATTCTTCAAACGGGCAAGCGGTAGATTGGAAGACGGTAGCGGACCAGATCAGGCTGATTCCAGGTGTTACGGAGGAGATGGCTCAGTCGATTGAGACTGGGCAAATTAAAGTATCAGACCTGACTGTAATCCTCGATAAGCAGCGGCAGACGCTGGCAGAACTGACAGGCGAGACTGATGCAAATACCGCCGCTCGCGGCAAAAACAACGCTGCGATCGCCGCCGCCGATCAGGTTGGTCAGAAGTACCTTGAGCAGCTGCAAAAACAACTCGGCGCAGCTCAGGACAAAACAGCCCTCGAAGCTGCGAACAGATTCATTACCGAAAACACCGACCTCACCGAAGGGATGATCGTCGCCATTCGCTCGGCCGCAGCTGCCAAGGATTCGCAAAAGGCTGCCGACGATGCCGCCGCCAAGGCTTCGAAAAAGCATACCAGCGAAGCAGAGTCGGCCGCCAAGCAGCAGCTCAAAGCCTTCGAGTCCACCGAAGAAGGTTACAAGCGCCAGATCGAACTGATCAATACCACCGGCGACAAGCAGAAGGACGCGACCGAGGTCCAAAAACTGTCGTTCGAGCTCCAGGAGGGGAAGCTCGGCAAGTTGAGTGAAGCCCAGAAAAAACGCTTGATAGGCATGGCCGCAGAGCTGGACGCGCTGAACAAGATCAAGAAGGCCAACGAAGACGACTTGAAGCTGACGGCGTTCAAGAATGTGCAGACCACCGGTACGCAAACTACTCAGGACGGATTCGATCAAGAGTTGGCTGGGATCGGTATGGGCGACAAAGCCCGCGATCGCATGCGAGCTGACCTCGCTCTGCAGCAAAAGTATGCCGAGGATCTGGCGAGTCTCAATGAGCAACGCAACACCGGTCAGATCAGTCCTGAACTTTATGCCAGCGAGACAACCGTTCTGCAGGACGAGTTGGCAAAACGCCTGGCTGCTCAGCAAAACTACTACGCCCAGATCGATGAGTACCAATCGAACTGGATCAATGGTGTGCACGAAGCCTGGGCAAATTATGCCGATGCAGCACAGAACTCTTTTCAGATTGCCGCCGACTTCACATCGGGTGCTCTGGGCAGTGCCAGGAGCGAACTGGGCACATTCTTTTCGGACGTGGTCACCGGCGCAGAAGATGCCGGAGATGCTTTTGGGAACATGATTGGCAACTTCGCGAGTTCGATGATCAATGCGCTGGCTGACATGGCGGCCCAATGGTTGATCTATCAAGGCGTGCAGATGCTGGTGGGCAAGACTACCCAAGTCAGTGCGGCAGGGATGATGGGGGCAAACGCTCAGGCGACTTCACTGCAGGCCGGTCTGGCTGCATTTGCGTCCACTGCCGCAATACCGCTCGTTGGTCCTGTCCTCGCCCCAGCGGCCATGGCGACGGCACTTTCCATTACCGGCCCCCTTGCAGCTGCCGTGGGTATCACTGCCATGTCGGGCGCTGGTTTCATGGAGGGTGGCTATACCGGCAATGGGCGCCGCGATGAGATTGCCGGACCTGTACACCGTGGAGAGTACGTCTTCGATGCAGAGGCAACCGCGCGTATTGGTGTGGGAACTCTGGAAGCATTGAGCAACGGCAAGACCGCGATGATTGGCGGTGAGAACTCGACGGTGGGCAGTTCAGGATCGGCGGGGGGCCAAAGCGAAACTGCCGATGGCCAGCCTGTCGCTCGACCCATGACCATCAACTTGATTGAAGACGCAAGCCGTGCCGGCAAGGTCAGTCGCCGACAGCTAGATCGGCAGGACGTTATCGATATCTGGATCTCAGACATCCAGTCCGAGGGTGATGTGCACCAGGCTGGCCAGCAAAAGTATGGCTGGCAATCCCAAGGAATCTGATTTTGGAAAAACCCTATGAGCAACCCCATCAACATCTGCTACGCCTCGGGTGGGCCGCTGCCGATCAACACCATCGAGGCGACCTGTTCTGTTTGGCCGTCCCCGATCATGGTCTGCGACGGTTATGAGGATCGCATTTGCGGCACCGAGGATTCACGGACGCTCGTCTTCACCGCTATGGCGCTCGAGCAGGCTCTGCCAAACCAGGACAACAGTGGTTTCCAGAACTTGGTTCTCGCCCTGGACAACACATCCGGAGCCGTTCAACTCAAGATCGAGCAGGCCAAAGCTGCGAACGCCAAGGTCACCTTGATTTTTCGGCGTTACCTGGAAGGCAGTCTGACCTATCCGGCCGAGCGCTATCGCATGTCGCTGCTGAACCGGCAGTACGACTCCGTCACTGCCACCTTGACTTGCGGTCTGTTCGACCTGCTCGGCACTGCGTATCCGCGCGAGCAACTGACCCCGAGCGTTGCCCCCGGACTGCTGTACATATGACCCCAATCAGCAACTACCTGTCTGCCCCCTACAAGGATGGCGCGCGCGGACCGTTGGCCTTCGACTGCTATGGGCTCGTCATTGCCGTGAGGCATGAAGTCTTCGGCCTGCCTTTATTGCCATCACTGGGTGGCGTGGGGCGGACCAAGCTGCGCGAAAACACCCTGGCATACCGGGAGCTAAAGACCGGCATGCAAGAGTGCGAGCCAGAGCTTGGCGCCATTGCGGCCGCTTTCGTCGGTGATCTGCTGGAGCACGTAGGCGTGGTCGTGCACCTGGACGGCCAACTGAAGGTACTCGACACCAACCCAGGCGGCCCCCGCATTCGCCCAGTGCGTGACTTTGAGTCGTGCTATCAACGAGTGGTGTATTACCGATGATCGAATTTTTCCCGAACAAGCTGGCCAACACGTCACCGCTGGCCACCTTCACCACGCGCGAGCGGATGACGATCGAGGCGTGGGTTCAGCAGCAGACGTCGGCTTACCAGCGTGCACCGGTGCAGCCGATCAGCGTGGCGATCAACGACGAGCTGATTTGCCCGACGCTATGGCACAAGGTCAAATTCAAGCCGTCCGATCGCGTCCAGATTTGGCGCGAGCCGAAGGGCACCGACCCGTTCACCATCACCGCCTTGCTGTTCAAGGGCGTGAAGGCTGTCGGCAAAATGCTGATGCCAAAAATGCCGGGCATGCCATCGACTGGAAACACCACGCAGGGCGACCCGATTGACGAGGCGAGCGCCAAGGGCAACAAGGTCAAGCTGGGTGATCCTGTGCGTAACCTGGCTGGCCGGCAAAAACTGTTCCCGGCCTATCTGGCTGAGCCGCGCACCTGGTTTGCTGGGCCTCGCGAGCAGTGGACCGAAATGCTGTTGTATGTGTCGGCCGGCGACGTGCAGGTCTCGACCAGTGATATCAAGATCGGCGAAACGCCGATCATCTCGCTCGGGTCTGACGCCATCTGCAACATCTACCCGCCGGGCGCGTGGGTGGCTGGCAACACTGCCTCCATGCTCTGGTACAACGTGGACGAGGTCGGAGCCAGCTCCAGTGGTTCGGCCGGTCTTGAAATGACCGTATCCACTGCATTGAGCCAGACCGCGACGGCCTCGGCCTACCAGTTCAACGGCACCAACATCGGCATACCAGCTGGCGCCGGTGCCTACCCGGCTGACTGGGAAAGCGGCCTGATCATTCACGTGCAGTCACCCTACGAGTACACCGTCGTCGATGGCGGCGCTGGGCGTGACATCGTGCGTGGCCCGCTGACCATGCTGAACCCATTTTCGGGAATGTTGATCGAAGTCCGAGGGGCAAACGCTGGTTTCTACGTGGTCAACTCGTTCACCCCGTATGCGCCGGCTGTTCCGCCAACGGCGGGCACGCCATCGACGGTTCTGGGCTCCAGTATTCCGGCTCGCTACGACTACAACGTCACGCCGCTGTCCTTTACCGTGTCGCTCGGAGCGACCCCGTACTCGGTCGCCCTTAGTACAGCCACGACCGACCTTGCCGGCTTGGTCGCGGCAATCAACACCGCTAAAGGTAGCGCCCCGTTCATTGCCAGCGCTTCGGCGGGCAAGGTTCTGCTGACCCAGACTGGTACCAACAACGGTTTTGCCCTGGTTTCGTCCGGCGGTTCCGACGTGCTCGGCTCCAGTCCGGTCAATACGATCGGCACCGCGGCGTCGGCTGGAACGCCTGAACAGCCAGCGGAAATGACCCTGAACTACGACGGCGGGCAACCGGTAGTCGGCCTGGCGCTCGGCTCAGGCTTGGCCACCATCGCCCCGCGCGGCCTGCGCTACCGCATCACCGCCTTCAGCTCGACGCTGATGACCGTCGAGCGCTTGACCTCGGTCGGCGCGGTCGACTCGGGCTGGCCGGGGTTCGTCCTGACTGAAACCGTCAACGGCTTGATCACCCTGGATCCGTCGAACCTGGATGGAGGCTATCGCGGCCCGTTCAGCTGCGCGCCGAAGGGCGAACTGATCACAGCGTTGGAGTGGACCGTGTTCCATGCCAATGGACTGTGCGGCATCGGCCGAGAAGGTCAGATATACGAGGTTCGCTCGTTCCATACCTTTGAATATCGAGACGCTGATATCGCTGGCCCATGGACCGTAATCGAAAAGGAGCACGTTGGGGGAAGTCGCGATGCCCAAGGATTCACCTATCGGATAGACCTCCCTTATCCGATGGGCAATCCAGAGGCACGGATCAAGAAGCGCTTCGTCAGCCAGCCCGGGCGGATCGACTCGGAAAAGCAGGACGACATCAGCTGGTATGGCTTTCGCAGCCTTCGGCAGATCCGCCCGACCAGTTACCGGGGCATGACAGTGATGGCGCTTCAGATCCGTGGCGGCGATCGCCTGTCGTCTCAGTCGGAGAGCCAGGCCAATCTGATAGGCACCCGGATGCTGCCGGTCTATACCGGTGGCGGCTGGACTGCACCGCAACCCACCCGAGGTATCGTCCCTTGGTGCCTGAACGTGCTGAAGTCACTCGGTTACACCGATGCCGATATCGATCTTCCGGAGTGGGATCGCTTGCACACGGTCTTTGAGGCCGCCGGCCAGTATTACGACGAGGTCATCGACGACACCAGTACCGCCAAGGACCGAATCAATGACGCGCTAGCGTGCGGCTATGCCGAACTGACCATCAAAAACGGTTTGGTCAGCCTGGTGCGTGACGAGCCCCGCGCGGCATTCGATATCACCTACGGGCCGAAGACGCAGACCTACTCACCGCAGAACATGACCAAGCCCCTAACGATCGACGGTCCCCTGCCATCGATCAACGACTTCGACGGGGTCGACGTTGAGTATTACTCGAACCGGACGTGGGCATGGGAGACGGTGCCGTGTCGCTGGCCGGGTGACGCTGGACTCAAGGTCGAGAAAATCAAACTGCCCGGGGTCGGTGATCGCAACCGTGCGTACCAGTTCGGTATGCGTCGCCGCGGGCATCAGCTGTTTCGGCAGGACACCTACACATGGGAAACCGAGTTGGCCGGCATGAACTCGGGATACCTGAGTTTCTGTGCCGTCGCCAGCGACACCCCAGGCCTCTGCCAAAGCGCTCTATTGCTAAGCGTGCAGGCGGTTGCCGGTGGCTTCTTGCTGGAGTCATCCGAGCCGATCGACTGGTCGGCGCCCGAAGCGTACAGGGTCGGCATCAGCCGGCTCGATGGCTCGCTTTCTGGACCCTATCCAGTGATCGCGATCGACGAGAACCATCTGCAGATCACTGATCTCGACTTTACCCCCGACACCAGCATGACCCTTGAGCTGCCCCAGCTGCTGATCGGGCCGGCGAGTAAGTGGGCTTATCCGATCCTGACTACGAGCTCATCTCCATCCAACGGCAACGTGGCACTGAAGGGTATGCCCTACGACGCCCGCGTTTACACCTATGACGGCAGCGCGGCACCCGCTTGATGGGCCTCTGACAAAAGGACGACGAGCTTATGCTCACATACCCTGACAACTTGCCGCTGCCCTTGCGTGAAGGTTACGGCTTCAGGCCGGTCAGCCCGATTGCCCGATCACAATTTGTGAGCGGAAGGTCGATTCAGCGCATCAGGTTCCGAAGCTTTCCCACTGCGGTCACCCTGTCCTGGATTCTGGATTCGGAGGAGGCCCGGCTATTCCAAGGCTGGTTCAAATGGGGGGTCAACTACATCGACTGGTTCCGGTGTCCGATCAAGAGCCCCATGGGGCTTACACCAACGAAAGTTCGCTTCACCGACATCTATAGCGGGCCGGAACTGGTCGGCTTCGATCACTGGCGTTTTTCGGTACCGGCTGAGTTGTTCGAAATTCCAATTGTTGATGAGAACGAATTTCTCAGTTTGCTCGCTGGCTTGGACCTCACGGTCATGAACGCCGAGCTGCGAGCCCAGCTTGAGGCCTGGTACACGAAGAACTGGCCAGGCGCTGCGTAACCCCACTTTACCCACCTACTTCTGAGCCCGCCCTGTGCGGGTTTTTGCATTTATAGAGGGCGCGCAATGAGCGGAGCTTCCGATCTTCAGTTGTTTGAGCAGCTTGTCTTGAGCGCCAACCAATTGTTTCTTTCCGATGGCGATTACGTCGTCATCAACGGTGTCACCAAGCCGACGCTCAAGAAAATCTACGCTGAGTTTTTGTCGAGCCTGCATGCGTATCCGACAATTGCGCAAGGTTTATTGGAGACCAGTGGAACTGGCACGAGCAACCGCTTCTTCACTGTTCCAGGGACAGGCGCGGACTATGAAATTCGATACCGGAACGACGCCGGTACTGCTGTCGAGGTTGGGCGCTATTCGAGCGCGGAGCGTGTAGAGGGACTGAATAGCTACGTCGAATGGATCGCTGGCTCTCAGCCGATTATGGTCCCCCAGCTTTATGAAAGCCTTGACCCCGCCACGCCCCCAGCGATGCTGCTCGACCCTGGCGGCCGCATGCTTGCCGAATTTCCAGATAGTCGTATCCCCGTGATTGAGAACAGCATGGTCAAAAGTGATGTTTTCGAGACGCTGGACATGGCCACGGATGGTGAGGTTTGGCTGATGGACCCCAACAACAAGGTCCTTGCGCGCATGGCCCCAGCATCGCTAAGCCTTATTGTTGCTGCCGTAGCAGCGTCAACCTCAGAGCTGCAGGCTGAGGCGGTCAAGAGCGATTTCTACGAGTCGCTCGACCCAAGCGCTCAGATTATGTTCGTCGACGCCAATGGCTATATCCTCGGCAAGCTTGAGCCTGTTGGCCCGGTTGTGACGCCAATCCTCGCTGAGCTGGCCCTGTCGGCGGGCAGCCAAGCGTCGTTATCATCGAGACTGTCCCACGGCCTTACCCCTTACGGCGACGTGCTTGGCCCCTACGCCAATCGCTGGTCGGTTCGTGATGCGCGTATGCGCTTTGAGCGAATTCTCGGCGGTGATTCCGTGCAGTGGGTGCTGGCCTTGCTGGGAGACAGCTACTCTAACGATCGCAGCTACTACTCTCAGACGCTGGCCAAGCGCCTACAGGCTGTCTACGGCTTGGCTGGTGCTGGCTGGGTCGGCTTCGGATGGTACAGCGCCCCGATATCCGGCACATGGACGGCAGGCTCACAGCCAGTCGGTATTGCCGGTGGTGTTCGTACCGACCTGGTGCCTATCTGTCAGATCATCGGGACGTGGGTCTGCGCCTACAACTCGCCAGCTACCAACATGCCAGCCCTATACAAGGTCACATCGACCGTTGCTGACGACTATCTGCGATTCAGCGTACCGCCTGCCGGTGGCGCATACACCAACACCGCACAGCTTTTTTACAGTGGTGACGGTACTGGTGTGATCGCAGTGAGCTGGGATGACGGCGTGACCTATGGTGCGAACATTGCTCTGGCTACGGTTGGCGCCGATAACATCGCACTCCCTGGTGTGCCGGCTGCCGGCTGTATCGCTCGCATCAAAGTTGTATCGGGTGCGGTGGGTGTCGGCGGTGTTGACTTGCGAAACAACGCGCCAGGTGTGCGTATCCACAAGCTCGGTAGTTCGGGCGCCCGTTCGGTCCAGTGGGTGGGTGTCGGCACGCCGTGGCGCACGCAGATGTTGGCGCTTAACAGCAGTTGCCACCAGATGATGATCGGACCCAATGACCAGACCGATTCAAACTCGCCTTCTACCGTGGCCAACAACGTACAGACCGTATTCAACAACCTGTCAGTGGTCATGCCTTACGCCGACCGTGTGGCTGCTATCCCTGCCGAGAACCAACGCACCACGACCACAGTGAAGATGACCGACTACGCCAAGGCCGTCAGAGAATATGCCGTGTCGAATGATATCGGCTTTGTTGATCTTCAATACGTGTTTGGCTCGCCAGCTAACTTCGCGTTTGACTATGCGGCGGCCAACGCGGCTCGACCTTGGTATGCGGCCGATCTACTCCACCCGGATGGTCCGACTGGGGGTCGGGTCATCGCGAGCGCGCTATTTAACTTCTACACCGAAATTTAATTAGGAGTAACCACATGACAGAGTTACAGGGTTCTTTCGTGCTCGCATCACCGATTGTCTCTACTGATCCAAGCCTGCCCCAAGCCGTTCGCGATCCGCTGATTACTGGTGCTGCGAATGCTGGCGTGCGCTTTATTGCGGACCTCGGCTTCGGGTTCTGCTACCCGGGCGGACCATACGCCACACGTCCAGCGCCATCCCCCCCCGGCAACGGCGCAATGGTTGCGGACGTGGCCGAACATAAAAACGGTAGCGTGGTCCTGACTGGCGGCGGCCAGATTATAAACTACGCCGGTGGGGGCTTTGACTACTCGGCGATCACTTTGGCCGGCAACTATCTGTCCATCCCGCCCGAGGTTGCCGCTGATATCTACGCTGCCTTCGCCGGTAAATCGCAGCAGTTCATGGTTACGGCCTATTTAAAACTTCCGACCAAGGCAAACTGGAACACCGCAACAGCGCTGGCCCCAATCCTGGCATGGGGTGCCGCCAACGCCGCGGCAGGTGTGCCCGACTTGGTGACCATCGGCCAATCGTCGATTTCGTCCCGCATCGAGGCCATCCGCCAGACTGTCGGCAACACCTTGGTGACCACCAGCATCGTGGTGAACGACAACGAGTACGGCCTTCTGGCCCAGCTCACGTTCTTCCGCAACGCTGGCGGTGTCGGCCTGAGTCTGCGAACCGCGCAGGGGCGGCGCACAACGACCGGTGTCGTGGGCGCCGATAACAGCGAGAACTTCAGCGGCTGCACTGGGCGCTTCGGTGCTGGCAATACCTACTCGGTGCCTAGCGCGCCAGGCGCTACCAACTCGATCAAATGGCGAGGGTATCGTCTGTACGTCGAGAACTTGGCGCGAAGCGGGCGCGACCCAGTGGTCGTGGCCGATGCCGACTGGCTTCGCGTCCAGGCGCGGATCGCCGCCAGTGCTTTGGCCAACGGCGGTGTATCGCAAATCTTCAACTGAAATTGCACTCAGCATCAAGCCCGCCACTGTGCGGGCTTTTTTTCGACTGGAGGAAAGTGATGACTGCAACAGAACGAGACCGCGACATCCTCGCACGCACGCTGTGGGGTGAAGCCCGTGGCGAAAGCCTAGCCGGTCAGATCGCCGTGGCCTGGACGATTCGCAATCGCGTGAACGACGGCAAGGACAGGTCGTGGTGGGGTGAGGGCTATGCTGGCGTGTGCCAGAAGCCGTACCAGTTCAGCTGCTGGAACAGGAACGACCCGAACTATGTGTACCTGAGTGGTGCGAAGCCCATCCCGTTTCGCGAGTTCGCCCAGGCGCAGATCGCTGCTGACCAGGTGATCGCCGGAAAGATTCCAGATCCTACCGGCGGAGCCACGCACTACTACGCGACCGCCATGAAGAATGCGCCGGCCTGGGCGGTGAAGGCTAAGCAGACCCTGAAACTCGGCGGTCATGTTTTCTTTAACGATGTTCCATGAGGCGAGCATGCAGCTATCCTTCCACCCATTCTCTGAATGAAGGATGGGGAAATGGACGGTATATCGCTTAGCCCAAGGATTGAGCGCGAAGCCGATAAACTTCTTGCTCAGATCGCACGGGCTGATTCGATGATAATTGCGGTGAAGGCCGGGGCACGGGCAGAGGGATTCGTCCTAGGCCTGGAAACGGCCGGAACGCTGAACGAATCAACCATTGATAAACTCTATGTCATCTTCGATGTCGCCACTGAAGATCGGCTGAAGTCGCTGGTGCCTACTTAGAACAAGCCGTCCTGCTCCATTGGCTTGATCAAAT